AGCGAGATGCGGTCTTAACATCCACCACTTCGCCATTTATCTTACAATCCATGTGGCCTACGATGCCTTTAACTTCAACTTCTTTTTGCTCGTCTGTTACTTTGTGACCGGACATCCGAACAAGCATCAACACAATCTCTTCAAGCAAGTGGCCGTACAGGAACTTGATTTGCGTTGGCCCATCAATACCGCCACGCCCCGCGGGGTCACGCTTCTCATACCACAACTGACGCGATGGTTTTCCTACATTAGACATACGAACCGTGAAGTCTTTGTTGCGATCAGAAGGAACTGCCCAAGACATTAGAGCTTCTTTAATTCCAACAAGAGTGTTGTCAATATCTTCTTCTGTTAGCGGCAAAGGCTTACCGTCTGATAGTCCTTCAAGGTGTTTGTAGATGTCAGGTACTATAGTATTAAGCTTCATTGGGCATATCCTTTATAATAGTTTTAATTTTATTTAAAGAGAGCTTGAACCATTCTCCTCTGTTATCGCATCCTATGGCTGTAAGTTTATTGTGTACTAATTTTTCTGTTTCTTTTCGATCAGCAAAAAACTCAGAGTACTCTAATTTAAAATCACGTAAAGGACTAGATGTTTGATAAGTTCTGCACCTGTCTTCTGCATCTACAGCCATTCCAACCTTGTACCAACCTTCCCATGCGGGGTTAGATACTACATAAATGTGGCCGCGCTTTACTTTATCGTACTTGTTATAGACTGCCTGACCTATAGAGGCGGCTAGTCTTTTAAGTTTATTTTTTCTATTCTTAATTGTATCACAAGCGTTGCAAATATAGTTACACTTTTTAAGATTGGAAGCGTAAAAGTTTTCTTCTGTTAAAGGAACATCACAGTGATTACAGTTTTTAGTAGTAAGTTTCATTATAGTATTCCTCAGTGTCAATTATTTCGTAATCATTATCGTCTTCAAAAGTTCCAAGCTTTAGAGGAACAACATCTTTATCTCCTGTGTGTACTATATTATGCCCTGATGTTAAGTACTTACACTCTATTAAAATAGCTTTTGAGTGATTCAATACTCTAATAGCAACTAAAGGCTTATCTCCTTTAGGCATCCTAAAGACTCCTCCTTTAGAATTATTATACTTTAAATTTACAAACTCTGTAATCTTCACTGTATTAGTCTCAGTGTGTTTCACTCCAGTTCTCCCCGACTTTATAGTCTCCGTCCAGTGGACAATTTAAATTAAACATACACCCTGCTTCTTTAATAGCTTGAACACCTAGCTTACCAACCTCTACTGCATCATAAACGTGGCATTCTATCTGCCATTCATCGTGTACATTGGCTACAAACTTAGCATCGTATCCGTGGTTCTTTATCTTCTCGTCTAGTATTATTAACGCTTTCTTCATTACTATTGCGCCTGCTCCCTGCAACAAAGTATTCAAGGCCGCGTGTTCTGAGCGCACCGTAAGCTTACGTCCGTCTAGTCCTTCAACGAATCCGCTTGCAGCTTCTCGTTGTACTCTGTCTGTAAGCTTTTTAAATGATGGGAGATTATCAAAGAAGCGTTGTCTAAGTCCTTTCCCAACCGCTCTACCTCGTCCAACCACAGACCCAAGCTTTGCATCTCCTGCTCCGTATAAGAGGGCATAGATGAAAGTTTTAGCCTGATCTCTTGATTCAAGTCCTGCAAGTTTTTGGTTAGCTGTGTGAATATCTCCGTTAATAATTTCATTTATATAATCCTCGTCAGCCATGTAGTGTGCTAACATTCTTAATTCTAATTGACTTGCATCTACACCTACAAGTTTATATCCACTTGGTACAGTCCAACAAGACCTACACTCTTTACCATAAGGACTGTAAACAGCAGGTACTTGAGCCATGTTAGGACTCCTATGTGCCATCCGACCAGTAATAGTGCCATTAGGTATTACATAGCCGTGAACCCTACCGTCATCTTTTAAACTATCAATCCAACTTTCTGTTTGTACAATTCTTTTTTGTAATAGTAGATACTCAAGTATTAATTTTGCTTCCGGTATGTCTTGTATTTTAGAGAGACTACCCTCATCTACAATAGGTTGTCCAGTAGGTGTGAATTTTGTAGGCTTCCAGCCAAAGTCCTTTAAGTATTCTCCTATCTGTTGTCGAGAGCTTAGGTTAAATTCTTTAAGCTCCTGTCTCATAAAAGGTTTCATATCTCCGCTTTCTTTTATCTTTTCATATTCTTCAGCACGTAACCCTTGTTTAGATAACTCCCCGTCTTTCTTTAATTTAGGCGTAACTTCTTTTATGTCAACCCATTTAGGTTTGAAGGTTGTATGTACTTCATCTTCTAAAGACTGAACCTTTTCTCGTAGTGTTGCAACAAAAATACTAGCTCTTCGGTCATCAAATTTAAAACCGTTAGCCTCTTGAGTTTTCATAATTTTAAAAACATCATGCTCTAAGTTTTGACTTTCTAGAGAAAACTGATAACCCTCATTTAATAAATAGTCATAGACAGCAGAGTTTAATCTGACATCATTAGTACAGTACTCTAACATTTCAGGAGTGTAACTTTCAAATTCTTTGAAGTCTAACTTGGGGTATTGTAATTTATTACCCCACACTTCTAGGCTATGCCCTCCGTCTCTAACAGGATTAAACAAACGAGAAAGGACTAGCGTATCAATAACAGGTATATCTTTTAAATCTACCTCAGTTAATTTTTCTAAGACAGGTATATCAAATCCTATTATGTTGTGACCAATAAGACATGAAGCACTCTCTAATAAAGCCAGCCCTTCTTTTATTTTTTCAGGAGGAAACTTATATACTTTTGAAGTTTCAATATCTTGACAAACAATACACCAAATTACATTTGCATCTAGTCCGTCTGTTTCAATATCAAAAATTAGTTTCATAATTAAAAGTCATCGTCAGCATTATCTTCTTCACCGCCTATGACTTCGTTAAGTCTACCAGTTTCTCTATCATATAGCAACTTCGTTGCCGTACCCACATCACCGGTATACCTAGACTTTAATACTCTCATTTTTGTAGTATTAGATTCTGATTCACTATCGGATTGTTGGTTTCTTTCTAATGCAATAACACAGTCTGATAACTGAGCAATACTTTGAGAGCCTCTAAGATGAGAGAGACTAACCTCTATACCATTCTCATGTCCTTTGTTACCGTCAACTCTTCTCAGATGAGACACGAGTATCATACCTACACCAGTCTCTTCTACGATACTTCTTAGGCGTGCCATAATATTATCAATAGCTCTTCGCTCATCACCCTCAGCAGTGGCTACAACCAGCATGTGTAAGTGGTCGAGAACTACCCATTTACAACCACAACCAACAATCATAAATCTAATCTTAGAAAATATTTCTTCGATGTCGTTGGTTCCAAAGTGTGCATGTACCCATACTCTATTTTTATTTTCTCCGTCATAAAGAATATCAAAGAACTTATCTAGTTCTTCCGGAGAATACTGTTCCCTAATGTGGTCAATGTATAATCTATTGTTAGCTTCAATAGAAAGAATGCCGTCAATGGTTCTTCTCCAGTCTTCTTCTAACGCAATAACACCCACATTATCAGTGGTGTTTTTAATAAGATGATGCTCTAACTCACGGGTGACACTAGACTTACCAAGTCCTGTACCTCCTGTTAAAGTTACTAACTCTCCTCCTCTCAAGCCCACAAGTTTTTCATTAAGACCTTCCCAAGGATAAGGTATGCTAGGTTTCTTTTCTCTCTTATGAAACTCTTGTCTCTTGTCAGATACATTGATAACACCGGAAGGTGTATAAGTTTTAGCATCCCAAAAAGACTTAACAAATAAAGCATGTTTGTTTTCTTTTAACATTTCATTAGGGTCTTTAAACCCATTAGGCAATGTCATAATCTTAGACTTACGAGGTGAAAATAATTGAGCAACTTTTTTAGAAGCCTCTTTACCAGCCTTGTCATTATCAAAACAAATTATAATATTTTCATACTGTTCTAAAAACTCTAAGCTTTCTTTAACATCCTTGACTGCTCCTTGACATCCTCTTTTAATAGAGACAACATCATACTTGGAGCCAAACAATTCATAGGCTGCCATAGCATCGCACTCACCTTCAACCAAAGTAATATACTTACCACCTTTAAAAAGTTGTTCACCGAATAGTCCAGTACCGTCAGGTGTTCCTCTGAAACTAAAGTTCTTATCTTTTACATAACGAATCTTTAGAGCGACCTGCTCGTTTAAATTAAATAAAGGGTATAGGTGTTGTACCACTTGCCCATTACTATCTTGAACAACTTTAACACCAAGATCGGAAGAGCAAACGTCTGAACTCCAAT